AAGTACTAATGTTGTTTTCTTTGCAGAATATTCTTATTTCGCTTGTTGCTTGATAGTCGTATTCGTGTCCTGATATACCCTTTAATACATCTTTGTCTTTGTTAAGTGAGTTGTAAGGGTCTAATAAAAAACCCTGATAATCCCACGCTTTTTTTACGTGCTGTGCTAAATCTAATAAACTTTTGTATGTGTATAGCTTTGAACCATCTACAAATTTAAAATGCTCATCTATCCACTTTACTCTTTGCTTGTAGTGTGTTTCTTCTATTTTGTTTATTGGTTTGCCCTCTAAAAATTCTACTATTTTTCTTATAATAGAATATGGCTCATTCTCACTACTGAAAACAAGCCATTTAATCTTATGTTTAACCGCATATAAGGTCATTAAGTAAAGTACTAATGATGTTTTACCAACATTAGCGTGTCCTAATATAATGTTAAAATCTCCATACTTAAACCTAAAGTGTTCATCAAGTCTTGGAATACCAAGCCTTAACCCTGTTTTCAAAGTTCCTGCTCGGTATTCGTCTAACTTCTTTAAGTGTTGATTAATTTCTATTAGCATCAGAAAGGTAAATCTTCTTCTCTGTCGGGAGAATGTTGTGCTGTTGTTACTTCTTTTGATTTTTGCACTTCGTATGTGTTTAGCATAGAATACAATCCTTTCTCGCTTTTAGCTATTGTAATTGGAATAGAACCACGCTCGTTTACGTTTGCTCTATTTTGATTAATCCAATTAATCATTTCATCTGCGTTTATTTTAACATCACAAACAATCCAATCCTGTTTGTTGTCAAATACTCTTATTCCGTCTACCCAAGTCTTAGTCATTGTTTATCCAATTTAAAAAAGTTTCTGCTGTTTTTACTACGTCTTCTGCTGTTGATGAAGTTCCTGCGTGAAACTCCGATGCAGCTTTAATTACTGTTTGTCTTATAATCATTTGGTCTTTATTAGTGTAATTACCTTTTGGCTGATAAGGTGCGCCATTACCTCTTGGAAAGTCATTTTTTACAATCTTAGCCTTGTTTTTGTTTTGGTCTAAGTCGTATGTTACTTCCGTACCCACCTCATACTTAAACTCTCCTAAAGCATAAATATGTGGGTTCTGTCCATTGGCAAATGTTACTACGTATTTATTCATAGTCTTACCATCTCCTGTTTTAAAACTATCTGTTTTATTGATAGTTACTATCTTACTTGTATAATTCATCTTCTTGTAATTGATTTGTTAGCACCTCTAATTTAGCTTCAAGCACTTCTACTCTTTTTCGTAGTGCTTCGGTTTCTGCTTCTCGTAACCGTAATAAATCATCTATATATGTCATAGGGCAAATATACAAATTATATTTTAAAAAAAAAGGGTCAGTAATTAAACCAACCCCTTTTCAAACAAACATATAGAGAAACTAACCTACAAGCATAGGTTATACTTTAATAATCTTTATACTTTTCTATTAACTCATTTAGGTCATCATTTGATAACTTAACTGTGTTACGTGCTTTTTGTTGTAGTTGTTCAGATGTTCCATCTCCGTACTTCTTATCTAAATTTAACCCAAACTTATACTGCTCTCCTTGACCAAATAAATTGCATTTAGGGCATTGTACTTGTACGTTTACTTCATCCCACCTTGTAGCATAGTGTTTACGGCTTTGAAAGTGTCCTGCGTGTAGCTTACTTACGTGGTCTTTTTTACCACAAGTAAAACACTCAGCAATACCATCTACTGCATACCTTTTGCGTATGTATAGGCTGAATAACGTATCTAATTTTTTTACTATTCCCTTACGTGTCATTTGTCTATTGCTTGTAACAATGATTTACCAATAGGCTCATTTATTGTTTGTATGGCTCTATATATTTTTTTTGACATACGTTTTACTTCTTGCTTCTCAGTCTTTGTACTATCTGTGCCTAAGTTTGTATATAGGTTACAATCTAACTCTAAAAGTTTATCTATTTTCTCTTTGTCTGTTAGTTGTTCTTTTAATATATTCTCTATCATATTTCAAAGATAAGCATACTACTAAACATCTAAAAAAATACTTTTAAACACATATATATTAATTACTATATAGTTGTTTTTATTTATTGTTATATGTTATTTATAGTTATATGCTATATAGTAGTTATATGTTATATACTTGTTAATACTATATATCAATATCATATATAGTTATATATAGTTATATATATATATATATACTACTTACGGATTTTATTGTACTTTTCAAAGCCTCTACTTCCAAAGTAAGCAACATAAACGGTAACTAAAAGTGTTTTAAGTAATTCCACCCACTCACTACCTACTTTAAAAGGACTATCGCTACTATCCAAAATAACAAACAAAGTAGTCATAAAAGTTAAATAAAGCAATGTTATAGGTCTTGTGTTTTTACTTAACCAACTATCAGAAACCATATCTGCATCCCAACGCTTAGACACTTCCTGCATTTCTAACAAATCCATTTTAAGCAGTTCTAATGCCTTTTCTTTTTCAAATGGACTTAGTGTATTCTCCTTGTCTATTAAGTTCTTTAAAACGCCTAAAAACCCATTATCAGGCAATGTGTCGGCTAAATTCTTAAACAAACCTTTTTCGCCTATAAGAAACTTACCTACCTTAGTGTCTTTAAATCGCTTTTTCATATATTCTAATTTGAAATTGTATTAAAAATAAATATATATTTAGTTCGTCAAAACTATACTCATCATTTTTAGGGTAATAAGATATACCACTAATAAAAGATGTAGGAAACAAAGATATAATTGATATGCTCATAATTTTAATTTTAGTAAGTCCACATTACACCATTAGACTTGTCAAAGTCAATATCAGCGTGTATAAAAGTTTTTGCTATTCCTATCCTGCTGAACCCTACATCTAAAAGGCAATTAATTAAATCAAATCTATCTATACTGTTATCACAAGATATGTCAACAGCTAAACCTTTTAAATGGCTGCTGTTCTCTGTACCCCCAACAGCTTCATTGTGCGCAGGTGTTCTATAACCGCTTGTGATTTGTATAGGTTTGTCAAACTTATCACGTACATCGTCCAACATATCAAGCAGTAATTTGTTCATCATCTGACCGCTACCTTGTACGTCAGGACTATCAAACTCGCTGTAATTAAAGTACCTCACTTTTTCTTTTTCATTTCCCACCACTTCTGAATAGTATATCCTATCGAAACCACGAGCAGTAAGATTTTAAGACTATCTTCCAAAATATTAAAAGTGCTTACGGTTATTGCCGATATGTTAAGCATATATACTCTCAAAGTAGTTAAGTCCATAATTAGTTGCTATAAGACCACCCTGCAAAAGTGTGGACACCGTTACCTTCTACGTCTATTTCTTTAGAAATCCACCCGTATGGATAGTCAATTTCCGTTACAGCAGGAGTTACTACGTTACCATCTTCGTCAAGTACAGCAGCTTCTGTTTCTTCTGTGATTTCAGATGCTCTCCAAAGAACATCAACAGAATACATATCGGACAATACAGGAGCAGTAAGTTCGTTACCTTCCTCATCGTAAGTGCCTTCTGTGATTACTACGTTGCCTAACTTAACAACCGTATGGCTGTGTGATGGGTGTTCGTTCCCTTCCTCGTCTTCTTGGTGTGGTAGAGCAGCTATTCTTGTTTCTGCTAACTCTTGAGTTTCAAACTCGTACTTCTTAAATATATATTTCATTGTATTAAATTAACTTGTTAATGCTATTAGTTCTGCGTCTGTTAGTGCGGTGTTGTAGACTTTTATGTCTTTAACGTTTCCGTAAAAATCTTCACTTCCGTTTCCAAAATCAAAGTTTAAAGAATTTAATGTTGATGGAGAAAAAGATACCCCTGTTGTTGTTGCTATCTTAACACCATTTAAAAATAATGAATTTTCCCCATTGCTATTGTATCTAAAAGCAACCTTATTAAATATACTTAAATCAATACTATTATTGTAAAAGTTTACACTATCTCCTGATGAGGGTGTAAGTTGAACTTCTAATTTACCTGAACTTGTAATATAAATTTTAAGACGACCTGATGACACAGAAAATCCAATAGCAGTAGTTGTTGATTGATTTAATTCTTT